TGTCTACCATCTGTTGTCAATTTAATTCTACCATTATCATCACAATCAAAACCCATAGACCTAAGGTACTTGATATGTTTAGCAAGAGCCTCAAGGTAACTTTTCGTAGGTTTTTTCTTTTTCAACCTACGAATTGCACCACTAGAATTGTTTGTGTAGATAATTGCCATTATTTTACACTTTCTCTTTGTGATTTATCAAACTCTGATTCTGCCATTTTTTCAGAATAAGTTTTACCAAAGACTTTCATATAAAAATGGTCTTTTGGACTAGGCGCTGAATAGGCCTCTAATAGATTTGTAAAGTTAACATCAACACCATCATAATACTCTGGATGGTTTTTTCTTAACTCTATATGGTCTTTAAAGAATTGAATACGATTGTCGTATATCTCTTTCTTACCTTTCGTGTCTTTAGATTTCGCAACATCAAACTCTGCGAAAAGAGTTTCTTTTGAATAAAACATAATATAAACCTTTCTCAATTGTTATTCACTTATCCTACCACAACCGTCTGGAAATGGCAAGCATTAAAAAAAGCGTGTTTTTGTTGACTTTTCTCGCCAGAAAAGCTGCCAGGATGCGCCAGGATAGACGAATCGAAGCGTCTGTGTACTATGATACCCCCTCTGGAAAGTCTTTTTGACTTTCAGCCTCAGCCCATTTATCAAAAGCCTCTACTTCTTTTTGATGGTAGGCAATACACTCTTCACATTGTTTGACGGCGGTTTTAATGTCACCACCTTTAATCAAACCACGAATTTTCTTTAGGTCATCAATATGATTCAGAACATCAATCATTACTTTTCTCCTTTTTGGTCCTCTGAATTCATCAATAGTACAATGTAATGTACAGCTTTTAACAGGTCTTTTCTATTACGACCATCTTTCTTACCAAATCTTGCAAGATATTTAATTGCATTTGCTTGGCAAAAATCTTTATCTATACCACAAGACCTTAACAAATCTTGTACTTGTACACCATCAGATACTTGAGCATAGTGTTGACCATAAGTACCTTTGATGTAATTTAAAACTTCTTCTAGTATTTTATCTTCATTATATTTCATATTATATTCCTAGTGCTTTTATAACATCTTCCTCTGTCAATGGCAACCTTTTTCCTGATTGGATCCAATCTACCATTTGTTCAAAGTTAAATGCTTCGTCTGGTTTATTTTCTTTTTCTAAAACTTTTTGAGCAGCTTTAAAAAACTTTAACATATTCATGTCTTGACCACCTACATCTGGTCTACTTTGAATTTTACCTGGTCTTTGATTTGACATGTTTACTCCTACTTTTAAATTCTGGTAAATGATTTAGATTTGCATATCTACCGTTGTTATCTATTGCATATGCCAATGTGGAAGTGTGTTCTTTAATTGTTTCTGCAAATAAATTCTTAGCTTCTTCATAAGTCTTAACTATGGTTTTGGTACTTCTATCAAGTGACCTCCACTCTACAATAGAATATTCTACTGCGTTATCTATCACGCTTTGTTCCCATACATTAGGTTTATTATCCATGCATCCATTCCAAATCGTTTACAGCACTACCCTCAACTCTATCAATTTGGTCAAAGTAACACCAATATGTACCTTTATCACCTGAATATGTGATAGCACCAATATAGTTCAAATCTGTATCATAAGTTTTTGCATTTAGACTAGTATCATTCTCAGCAGCTTTATCATTCTTTTCTGTAGCAATACCAATATTAACAATAGTTCCTTCTCTACCGTCTTTTGTATAAACATAATCGCCTGTATTAATTATCATAGTGTCTCCTAGTGTTTAGTTTTAAATAAGTATTCTTTATCATATGAAAGACCAAGTTTATAACAAATATAATCTGGTTCTTCATTCATTAATTCTTCAGCTTGTAAAATCCATCTTATTGCTTCTTCTTTATCTTTTGCACCATTTTTAATAGTGTTAGCAACTGTTTTTAAGAAAGTTTGATAAGCAGCTTCTTCATATCTTTCTTCTATTTCTCTCTCACGCTTTGCAACTTCACAAAGGTGGTCTAATTCTTTTTGTAAATCTTCATTAGACATTTCTTTAAAGTTATAATGTCTACCTTTTACACCATAAGCGTCTTTGTGCATTTCATACACACTAGTAATAAGACTATCTCTCTCATAGTCTTCAACAGTAAAAATACCTTGGTCGTTCCAGAATTTAATATCTTCTGGTACCATACCAGCCCATGAACCTGGATTTTCTGCCATCCACTTTTTAGACTTAGCGTTAATATTTTTAATGTGTTCTAGTAGTGTCATTAGGCGTTCTCCAACTCCATGTCAATTACTTCATCAACATTCTGTTCATCAATTCCAACAAGGTCAAGACATTGTACATTCAATATCTTTACTTTAGCAGCTTCTTTAGTGATTGCATTGTTTTTAAGTTCAACAATAATCTTATCAACTGCTTGTTCGGCCATGTCCCATGCCCAATTTTTAACTTTACTCATAGTGTTTTTCTCCTTTGTTATTAATTATTATATCAAAAATCTGAAGCAGAGTCAAGTAATTTCTTTTCTTAGCTTCGTCAATTTTTTCTTTTAGTGTTTTTTTCTTTATCATATACACATAATATACCATAGTCCCATGCGTAAAGCAAGCACTTTTTTAACTTTTTTTGATTTTTTTTTGAAGCCTGGTAACGATTTTAGAGGTGCGTCAAAATGCACAGCCCTATTTCCATGCGTTTTTTACCCATTCCTGCTCGGATTCATGTGGATTTGGCTGTCCGTGAAACACGGTTACCAACGATTCGCCATTATGTTCGTATGTCATGTCTTGTCTGGAGTATCTGGTACCACTTCGGTCATACCACTTATAAGATTGTGTCCACGAATCAGGATATGACTCACATCCAGGACTGTTCTTAATAAACTCAGATATGAGGTTTTGGTCACCAGGAAACCGTCTTAATAGATTAGGTCTATCATTCATAAATTTGTGCCATATTCTGCCGTGTAGTTTGTCATTCTTAAATCTAAAGATACTAGAATTCCAAATCTTAGTTGTAGGATTAAAGTCATTCATACCTACAAAATCAGCTTCTGGTTTATATGTAAAGAAACAATCAATGTTCTCTGTAATTACTACATCTAAATCCATATACAAAGTATCACCTTTTAGTTCTACATCAGGATGAAACAATTGTAGTTTATTCCACCACCCTTGTAAATCATTTTCTGGAAACTTTTTAATGTCTATATCACCCTCAACCATCTTATGCATTTTAACATGGTCAGTAAATACAACAAAATTTATAGGAAGTGTGGTGTTTCTTTTCACCATATTGTAGAGTTTTTGAACATACTCTACGGCATACTTATCACCATAACAAATACAAGCAAAATTCATACTATCAACCAATTGTAAACTGCCCTCATACTTAAAATCATATACATTAACTCCATTAAAGTTCTAGGCCAATCTCTATCTTTATAACCAAAATAGACCCACATAATACAAGCGACCACACTTAAAGACCACCCTATCCATTGTGTAGAGATATTAGCAGACGATAAAACAAAAACAGACGCCATCGCTATGGCAAAACCTAACCAGCGCTCTGGTACTGTACCTTTAAAATATCGAAAGCTAAGCCATCTTCTATTTCTTGTATTGTAAACTGGTGGTTTGCTGTCATGTTTAGCCATTCTTGCACCGTCTTTCTACCTGGTTTAAAAGGTTTTTCAATCAAGTTAATTTTACGACTTGTTACCAGAGAGGCCACATTTCTTTGATGTGTAAAACCTGGTGTCATATTTAGGATGCCATCAATTGCTGATAATGACATATTTGTCACAACGCACCACGCATTTTTTACATCATCTTTAATATCTGTACCCCAAAACTCATTGTTAGGTCTTGGTTTATTTCTAACTTTAATTGGTCTATCTGTATGTTTTCTTACTTCTTCACTAACTTGTTTTATCCACTCTTCTTGTGAGATACCATTGATATGATATGTAACGGTAGGTGATGAAGGACATAATAACACATAGTCGCCACTATCACGCCAGCCTTTAAATTCTGCGTCTATGCCTTGTTGGATTAAAACATTCCACCTAACAGGACTAACAACATGAAATTTATTAGTGTGAATACCACCTCTACATATTCTAAAATAAGTTTTATCGTAATTGTGTATAACAGGTTCAGGATATCTAGTAATCTGTTCAGTAATATAACCGACATCTACATACCACCACTCTTCACCTTTTCTTTCACATTCTGCAATCTCTGGAATATTTTTACCTGCTAAACCCCAAAAGAAGTGTACATCTTTACCCTCATCTTTCCAACCTTTTTCAATTGCTGGCCATAATTGATGTGATAAACATTTGTCCCATGCTATTTTATGTGTAATAATCATCTTACTGCAACCTATCTACAATTTCTCTAGCTTTACCACTATTAATCTCTGACATATTAAATTGACAACTTAATAAACTATCTATCCATTCTTTTCTTAAATCATCATCAGGATAAAATGGTGTTTCAATTTTTGAAATATCTATCTCAGATACAGGTACAGATTGTGATATTAAGTCACAAAAACTAGGTACACCTTGTAATATTGATTGTATGGCTGCTGTTGATTGATGAGTTACAATAGCATGACAATTTTTTAATTGTTCTTGTAGAGTTTTTGTTTCATCTTTTTTTCTAATTATAATATCTCTATCAGTATGTGATTTTAATTCTAACACCATATCATCAATCCATGATTGTTCATCACCTAGATTATATAATCTACAAATAGCTTTAGTCGGTGGGCATAATAAAATGTGATTACCATTTTTCGTAAATGGTTTAGTTGTGATTGGTTTATATCTATCTATTCTTTTGTAATCTTCTTCATCTAAGTCAACTAAATGATTAAGTTGCATTTGTGATTTAATAATTCTATATTGAATATCACCTTGATAAAGTCTAGTTGCATGAAAGTAAGCATGGTCCATATAGTAAAAGTTGTGACCTCGCCTTTGACTTTCCCATATAATTGTCTCTGTACCTCTCAAAGTACCGACAACTGCAACAGAATTTTCAGTCCACTTTTGTTTATTAAAAGTTGGCCAATCACCTAACTCAAATTGTGGTATATTTGTTCTGGTATTTTCATGTGTAAAATCACAGAAAGATTCTAATATTTTGTCTTTTATACCAGTATTTGTTTTAAAGCCCTCAACCTTGACATTCTTCATAATTTATAAACCAATCACTTGCATAATCACATTCTTTATAGTCTTCAAACCAAGGTCCACCTTTTGTATAATGTACATTTTTTACATCATCTTTAAATTCATACTCACCTACTAACCAATTCCACTCTAAAGGCAAGTCTCCGATAAGGTGGTCGCCTTCCAACCACTTAAATTGATGAAGTTCTAAACCACTTGCTTTGTTTACATAATCTGGTGTCAATGTAGTACACTTCTTACAATTCATCAACATAAAACTTGACCAGTTCTTTTTGGGATATGCTGTTTGAGGTTGACCTAAAAACTTTGTTTTTTCTTTTGGTGTGTAATCGTGCTTACAAACTTGAATTGCTTTACTATCATCTCTCATTCTCCATAACTCAGCAATATCTTCAAACATTAACATATCACAATCCATAAACAATGCCCAACCTTGATAATTCATAAGGTGAGGTATCATAAACCTACTAAATGAAAACTCTGTGCTAGATAAACTATTTCTTTCTCTGACAAAATCATCTTTTAAATTGTTTAATGCAATTGGTGTAATTGCTACAGGCTTTGTACTATTTTGAATTATACTATGTGATAATACATTATAAGCCACTCTTTCTTTGTTATCATATCCAATAAAAATGTTAATCATTTTACCCTCGCTTCTGGACTTCGCATTAATTTTTTTCGTTTAGGTCCTTTGATGTGGTCGTAAATAGGACCTAATATTGACCTAGCTTGTACATGTCCAACTTTGCCGTCACCAATATTATGGTTCTTAACAGAGTTAGACTCAAATGCCTTTCTTACATGGTCCCAAATATAACTATCATGTACTTCAGGCAATTGATAAATTTCGTCACTATCATACATTCTTTTCATTTCTCTAGCGTATGCTTTAGTAGATTTGTGTTTCATATTAAAGTATAAGAAACCACATTCACTATAATGATTACCTCTACCTAGGTAGCACATCATTGTATCATTTCTGTGTAGATGTTCTTTTACCCACTCTACATCAATTGGTTTATAAAATACACTATCTGCGTCTATACAAATTAAACCATCATAATCTTCATTATTAATTATCATATCTGTATATGCATAAACTTTATAACAAAATCTAACTGCGTCTAGTAAAAATCCTTCAGGTGTATCAGGTACTTCTCTTTGTTTATTTCGGTTTACAAACTCCTCACACTCTGGTATTTCATCAAAGGTACTTCTAACAATTATATTTTGATGTGGTATATCTAATAAGTCTTCACTATATACCTGTAAATCAAATGGCCAATTATAAGTTTCAAAAAACTTATGACCATACTGATTGTATAGTTTCTTATTTAATGTTGTAACTACACCTATGTTCATCTTGTAAATATAGTTTCTTTTCTTTTGTTACCTCTTCTATGGTAACCAATTGAGTTTAACATCTTCACAACTTCATCATGGTATGCTCTTTCAATTCTATCTCTTAAAGGCAACTCTAAACATACAACAGCGTTATGGTTTTTGATTAAGTTCAAACCACCTTGTGTAATTTCTTTTTCGTGTTCTTGGCAATCTACTTTGATAAAGTCAATATTCTTGCCTTCAAACTCACCAATATAATCATCTAACATTTTAACATCTGTAGTTAGTTTTTTTAGTTTAGAATGGTCTGTTAATTTTCTAATTGAATTGCCATTTTCTACACCGTGAGCAATTAAACTGACATTACCACTTTCATCTGGACTTTGCCATAACACAGCGTCTTGTTCTTGGTGGTCTGATAGAGCTATTTCTTCTAAATGATAATTACTGTATGTTTCTAAATTCTTTCTGTAACAATCAATGTTTTCTGGATGTGGTTCAAATGCCCATACTGTATTAAATTTATCACAAAGTTCTTTTGACCAGAAACCTACATTACTACCAATATCTAATGCAATGTTCCAATTCTTAACAAAAGATAAAGCATAATCTCTGGATTCTTGTTGATAAGCCCAATCATTACCTACAGGCAACATCATTTTTTCAAAGTGATTATCCCATTCAGGCAACCACCAACCTTTTACATTTTTCATTTTTTCCTCGCTATAAAGTTGTGTAATGTCGTCTTATCTGAAAAAGTCTGTTCATTAAACTCCTCATAACTTAACACATTTTTTGTTACAATATTTGTTATATTATAATCTAATCCAGTTATATAGTCATATATATCTTTCTGGTTATAATCTTGTAAATCCATTATTTTATGGTAACACTCAAAGTATAAAATAGGATTGTTTCTTAGTATAGTTTCTTTTGCACCTTTAAGTACAGGTAGTTCGTGTCCTTCAGTATCTATTTTAATAAACCATATATCTTTATAATTATATTCATCCAATTTTCGACATTTAACATGTCTGATTTCTAAATCACTTTTGCCGTTGTGTGTAAATGAAGAATGGCCATAATGTTTTCTATCTACAATAAATCTTCTTCCGTCTTCATTTACATCAGAAAGTGCTACATTGTGCAATTCTGATTTTTTATAAAACCTAGATAAGTCTTTTACAAATTTTGAGATGGCTTCAAACATAATCCAGTTTTCTTCAGGTATTGTATCTTTCAACATAAGTGACCATTTACCAGACTTACAACCAACATCAATAATTTTGCCGGTTGTGTATAAACTTTTTATGTAAGGAAAAATAATTGCGTCTTCTTTACTTGCGTAATCCATAACCAACCTTTTGTATAAAATAACTATCTGCAATATCTGATATAGGGTTACCTACTTTTTCTGTATCAAATATTTGTTTCAAATCAATGTTAGTTTCTTTTACAAATGCCTCGTACATCATGTCTTTGTCTGCGTTACCTTTGCCTGTAGCACCTTTTTTAACAACGCTTGGTACAACGGTATTATATGTTAAGCCTTTTTCAAGAAGTCTATATTTGAGTATGCCACAATTTTCAGCGATTTGAAAAAGACCTTGGCCTTTAGAACCAAAAGAATAACCCTCAATGTAAATTTCAGGATTAACAAGCGAGCCGATAATATCAAAAACAAAATCAGATATATAAGTAAATCTTTGTATAGGGTCAGTCCACTCTTTATGTTCGTAACCAATTATATCTTCACTCATTTTACCAATCCATTTTTTCTTATTTGTCAGATAATAAAACATCAAGTTTCCATCATCTAAGCATACAGCTGGACTTGTTAAACTATAATCAATCCCAATTGTCGTCTTCGTCTTCGTTAGTCCAGACTTCTTCTGGTTGGTCTTCCTCATTTTCTACCTCAAATCCACAAAATGGGCATGTAAGAGGTTCTAAATCTTGTTCCTCAATATCCCATTGTACGGTATATTTAGTCTCACATGAGGAACACTTTTTAATTGCTTTTTCCATTATAGTTTAAATGCTTTGAATTGGTCCTTTTTAACATCTTGTTTAATACCACCAATAACATAGGACTCAATTTCTGTTTCTTGTGGTGCGTTTTGTGTACCCTTTGAATTCAACCAATGGTCTACCCATGGTAAAGGGTTTGATTTTTGTTCGTATCTTGGCTCTAGTCCGATACTTTTCATTCGTCTGTTCGCCATGTATTCTACAAATTGGTGTAACAGTTTTTCTGATAATCCAATCATACTTCCTTGAGAAAATAGATGTGTCGCCCAACGCTTTTCCTCCTGTAATGCGTCATCATACATTTTGTAAACTTCTTGTTCTACTTCTTTTCTAATCTTTAACATATCTTTGTCATCATTACGGTCATGCCAGTTATTAATAACTGTTTGTGACATTGCAAGGTGTTGACTTTCATCTCTTGCAATAAAAGAAATAATCTTTGCACTACCTTCAAGTAATTTAAGTTCACCAAATGCAAATGAACAAGCAAACGATACATAGAATCTAAGGCCTTCTAAAATGTTTACAGTTACCATTGCAAGATACATTTTCTTTTTAAGTTCATAAAGGTCAACTTTACTCTTATCTAAATGCCATCTATAACCTAAGTCAATCAATTCATCATAAGTTTGTGTAACTGATTTACTTCTATTTGCAATTTTTTCATCTTCAATAATAGTGTCAAATACTTCACTAGGTTGTGAATATAGATTTTTAATAATGTATGTATAACTTCTACTGTGAATTGTTTCCATGAAATCCCATGTGACAATACAGCCTTCTAATTCAGGATTAGATACAAATGGTAAAAAGGCCAAACATGGACCTCTACCTTGTACACTATCTAACATAGTTTGATACTTCAAGTTAGAAGTAAAAATAAACTTTTGTTGAGGAGATAGTTCTTGATAATCGTTTCTATCTTTCTGTAAAGAAACTTCCTCTGGTCTCCAAAAATAACCTAATTGTTGTTGGTTTAATTTATCAAATATAGGATATTTCATATCACTATATTGTTGTACTTGTAAGTCCTCACCAAAAAACATAGGTTGTTTTGTGAAGTCTAGTCCTTTTTCTTTACTGAATACGCTTTTAGCCATTACTCTTTTCTCTCCTCTAAATCATAAAAAAATTTGTCGTCATCACCTGCTGTCCATTTTTGTTCACATTCTACACTATACTCTTTAGTGGACACATTGAAGTCTGGAAACTTCAACTCGCTAGGAGTATAACTCTTATCATAGAATATTACTCTGTTGTTAGGTTGAGCTGCAAAATAGCCGTTCTCTAACTTTAAAATATTAAATGACTTATGTTGTGACGGTACTTCACTATAAGTTACATTTCTTTCTAAATTTGTTGAATTAGCATTGTCTAGTGTAAACATGTACCAACCCTTATACCATTTTTTACTTGATGACAAATATTTACATTGATTGCCACTAAGCATTTGTTTTTCAATAATTGCAATATCATAACTAAAACAGTCCCATAACTGTAATTCTGTTAAAGGCACTTCTCCTTCATAATCTTTTTTCCATACAAATGCACTAATCGGTAACTTATCATACAAAGCACCATATTCTGGAATATATGTTTCAAAATATAATGCTCTACCTTGAATAGACTTAGCCGTTACCCATACACCCTCAACTAATTCACCGTGTCCTCTATTACCATCATATAGATACTCTTTCTTAACATACACATCAACATGAGGTGTATTGACACACAAATATGCCATAAAGCCCTTTCCTGTACTCTATATAGTACAACTTTCACAAGCTTCATCATCTTCCACTTGCAAAGTAGTTGGTTTAGTTTCTTCTACATTATCTGTCCAACCAACCGGATGTGTTGGTTCGTCAAGGTCTTTCTTAGCGTCATATGTATTTTGATAATAAGAAGTCTTCCAACCGTATTTGTATGTTGACAGCAGGTCTTGAGCCATAACTGAAACTGGCACCTGATTGTCTTCATAATTTTCTGGATTGTAAGACCAATTACCACTAATAGCTTGGTCAAAATACTTTTGCATTACTGCAACGATATTTATATATCCTTCATTCCCTTTCATATCCCATAAAAGAGTATAATGGTTCTTCAATCTATTATAATCTGGCACAACTTGTTTTAAAGTACCCTTTTTAGATTTTTTAATACTTAAATAATCTCTAGGTGGTTCAATGCCGTTTGTAGCATTTGAAACCACACTAGAAGATTCAGACGGCATTTGAGCTGATAAGGTGCTATGTCTTAGCCCATGTTCTTTGATATCCTTACGGAGTTGTTCCCATTTCATAGACAGTTTTCTGCCTGAAAGTTCATCAACTTCCTTTTTGTAAGTATCAATTGGTAGGATGCCGTCTGAATACTTTGTACGGTGGAAATAATCACATTGACCCTTTTCTTTTGCAATTTCATTACTTGCTTTTAATAGATAGAATTGAAATGCCTCTGTTAATTCGTCAACTTCTTTCCACGCCTGTTTATCACTATATTTTAATTTTAGTTTTGCTAGATAATGTGCAAGACCAATATAACCAATTCCTAAACTTCTTCTTGCCTTTGTAGATACTTCGGCAGCCTTGACAGGATATCTTTGATGGTCAATAATTTCATCTAAAGCTCTTACTGCAAGGTCACAAAGACTTTCTAAGTCTTCAAGGTAATTTAATTTACCAACATTGATAGCACTTAAAATACATAATGCAATCTCACCTTCTCCATCAATGTGTTGAATAGGGTCTGTAGGTAATGTAATCTCTTGACATAAGTTTGACATGTAAACTCTATCTTTAAAACTAGAATGAGTATTACAATGGTCAATATTCATAATATAAATTCTTCCGGTCTCTGCTCTTTCTTTAAGCATGTCGAACAACAACGATTGTGCTGACACTTTCTTTTTACTGACGCTGGTTTTTCTTTCAGCTGTTTTATAAAGTTCATCAAATTCAGGCGAGCCCCAAGCCTCGTAGAGTTCAGGTACTTCGTGTGGAGAAAATAATGTAATATCTTCATCATTTATAAACCTCTCATAAAATATTTTAGACAACTGAATTGAATAATCTAATTTTCTAACTCTGTTATCCTCTGTCCCTTTATTGTTCTTTAAAACAATAATGTCTTCTATTTCTTTGTGCCAAATAGGGAAGTGAACCGTTGCACTGCCACCTCTAACACCGTTTTGAGTACAGCACTTAACTGTTGACTCAAACTTTTTGAGGAAAGGTATAACTCCTGTGTGTTGGACTTCACCGCCTCTAATCCTCGAATTGATACCTCTGATTCTCCCAGCGTTAATACCGATACCAGCCCTTTGTGCAACATAATTGCCAATAGCCATATCACTACTGAAAATACTAGGCAGAGTATCATCAACATCAACCAACACACAACTAGCATATTGGCGAATAGGTGTTCTAACACCCGCCATAACGGGAGTAGGAATGTTGATTTTAAATTTTGAAATTGCGTCATAATATTTTTTAACATAACTCATCCTTTTATTACTTGGATATTTGGCAAATAAAGTAGCTGCAATCATCATGTACATGAATTGTGGTGTTTCAAATACTTGACCTGTGCTTCTATCTTGCACCAAATATTTGTCAATGACCTGTCTTAGGCCTGCATATGTGAAATCATAGTCTCTTTCATGTGTAATCCAGTTTTCCATTCTATCAAAATCTTTTTTGTCATACCAATTTAAGATTTCGTTATCATAAACTCCGATATCTACACATTTTTTCACATGTTCATAAATGTGTGGGTGGTCCCACAATTTACGAAAAATTTGTTTTCTCAAACTATAAAGAAGTAATCTAGCCGCTACATATTGATAATTAGGATTTTCTAATGAGATAAGGTCTGAAGCTGATTTAATTAAAATTTGTTGAATTTCATCTGTGGTCATACCATCATAAAATTGTAGGCCACTTGACATCTCAACCTGAGATGATGATACACCTGAAATATCTTCACATGCATATTCCACCATTTCGTGTATCTTTTCAATGTTAAGAGGTTCAGTACCTCTTCCGTTTCTTTTCTGTACATTTAATATTTCTTTATTTACCATTAATCTCTCCTAACATTTCTTATAATAACTCATTTTAGTTAACGCTTCTAATTTTGAAAAGGTGTTGCTACTTATAATACTTTGTACCTCTGCCTTTGTCATACCATTCATAATCATATCATTTACATCTTTCAGTTGTACATCATCTGGCCAGATGACCACATTATAATCCTTTTCAATCACATCATACATTCTTTTTATAATTTCTTTGTTTCTTGGCTCGTTATCAAATATGTATGTTACATTATCAGGTTCTACCTTTATTGTCAAGTCTGCACCGGCGGCCGCCAAACAATTATTTAAAAACATACTATCTATAGGTCCTTCGACTATAGTAATATGTTCTTGTAGGTTAACAGTATCTAAACCGTAAACCTTTTGTTTATTCTCGTCTAACTTAATAGTTAGATATTTTGGTTGTTCTTTGCCGAAAGCTCGGCCTTGAAAAGCAAACACTTTACCGTCTGTGTCATAAAAAGGTATAATCAATCTTGGATGTTCACCTTTTGTATGAGTAAAAGTATTTGGCTTTGCTTTGTTCACAAATGCCATAAACTTATCACATAAAAATAATTTTGAATGATATGATTCGGGTATCATTCTTTTTAAAACATACTGTTTTACTGGATGGTCTTCTTTCAAATCAGAAACAGATTGAAGACCATCTAATATTTTTACTTCTTTAAAATTAGGTTTAAAGTCAGTAAACTTCGGCTGAGGCGTGGAGGGTGCCGACCCTTTATATCTTTCTAATAAGTATTGTTCGTATTTCTTATTATCTAAAAATTTTAGTAAATTTCCAAAACTCTGTCCTTCACCACAGTTATGACATTTAAAAAACATGTCATTTTTTACTCTATAGAGATAGGCTCTTGCCTTGGTTTTGTTCTTTTTAGAGTCACCACAATGTGGACATCTAAAGTTGAACAAATAGTCGCCTTTCTTTTTAAACTGCGACAATCTGGCACTTAACTCATTAATAAATTTTAAATCAATATAACTCGACATAGCAAACTCTAATATACACTAAACACATAATATTGTCAATGGTGGAAAAACTTCCAGCATAAAAAAATACCAGAGAATTTTTAAGCGCTTTTTTTGATTAAAAGCACTCCAGTTCCTATGACATCATTTCTATAATGGTTTTGAAATTTGTCGAGAAGACCCAACCTAAGACTATAGCACCACCTAATACCAACCATTTATACTTCTCTAGTATACCAACTCTTCCGCCAATGTCAAGCTTCATTTGACGAATCTCAATTAATAATCTTTTTTCTACTTGTTGAATTTCTTTACTTAGTTCTCTATGGACAGTATCAATTTCACCAGCTCGTTCTTTTAATTTATCAAAAATAATTTCATCTATTTGTTCTTGTCTGGATATTTTTTCCTCGTGTACAGCTAACATCTGTTTAATGGATGTAGATACATCTGTTAACTTTTCAATTGCTGTGTCTAATCTTCCATTGAGATGACTGACATTCTCAATATCTTTTTTTAGACCCTCTAATTGTATTTTTATGTCTGTTGTTTCCATTAAACTATCTATCCTTTTGGACGCTGAAATAGGACTTTAAACATAACTTTGAATTGCTGTGTAAACAGGCACCTTTTTTAGATTGTCCTATATTTCATATTTATGATTTTAGGCTGCCAAAGGAATACCTCCGTTTTTCAGTTGTCTTAATCTATCTTCTTTCCAAAGTTTTTTTAAAGTTCTTCTTCTCCTTCTATCTTTTTGTTTTCTAATTAAAACCCAACTATAAAAAATTAAATATAATCGTGTTCTATGGTCGGCTCTTACTCTCTTCTTAATTACTTTATGTAGTTTTCTCTGTCGTAATCTAGTCAAAAGACCTCCTTTTATTTTAGAAAATTATATGATATTAAGCATCCTCCTTTTTCATCACAGGTTTATAAATTGTAATTAGTTCTTCTTTACCTTTCACCTTAATTTTGTCAACTTCTATAGATTTAATATCTTTAAGTTGGTCCATTGTATAAGATGAATATAATGTAGTCACGACATTACCTTTTTTGTCTTTGTAATTTCGTGTTGCAGCCTCTAGTCTAGCAGCTAAGTTAACTGCGTCACCAATGACTGAATAGTCAAACCTCATATCACTACCCATATTACCTACGATACAAGTACCTGTGTTTACACCTGAACCTATGTTTATGTCTGGTAGTCCTTTATCTTTAAATTCTTTCTTTAATCTTGCCGTTTCTTTAGCACATTCTATACTTGTCTTAACAGCCATTTCCGCATGATTAGGACAGTCTAGGGGTGCGTTCCAGAAGGCCATTATGCAATCACCCATGTACTTGTCAATTGTACCACCGTTGTCTAATACTATCTTACTCATTCTATTTAAGTAATCATTTATAACTTGTACAAGTCCTTCGGGGTCATCATTATTTTTATAGTATTCGGAGATAGGTGTAAATCCTACAATGTCCATGAATAAGAAAGACATTTCTCTTCGTTCACCACCTAATTTTAATTTACTAGGGTCTTTTTGTAATATGGCAACTTGTCGAGGGTCAAGGTAAGATTCAAACTGTTTTCTAATTTGTTGTTTTAGTTTAAATTCTAAGATAAATCTATTAAATATACTATGCAATCCTACAAATAATATTGTTACTAAAATCCAAGTAACATCTACTAATTGATTTTTACCAAAGAAATAAATTGTACCATATACAGCCGCTGTTGAAAAGGCAACCATTATTCCACCAACCACATAATATGGTGTAAATCTTGTGAGTATTATTATAGCACTTCCTACTAAAAAGGCAACAACTAATTCTATAATAAATGATAAATCAGGTCTTTCAATATTGACACCATCTATAACAGTTTGTAAAGTTGAAGCAACTGCTATGTAATCATAATTACTTCCATTAGGTGTAGCAATCACACCACCAAGTCCCTCTGCTTTCATTCCTATAATAACTGTTTTATTTGCGAGTCTAAATTCGTTTGTACCTAAATCTGCTATTGATATAGAAGGATATGCTTTGTTCCAAGTCAACCATATTCTTGCGTTTGCATCCGTTTTTATTGTTGCAAAACCTGGTACTCTCATGGCAATTATGCCTGCGTCACCTGATTTAACTTGATAACTAGGGTCACCTGTAGCAGTTCTAATTACTTCGATTGCAATATTAGGATAAACATCATTACCTATTTTCATAAGTAAAGGCATTCTTCTTACAACACCGTCTATTTCAGGAGATACATTTGTTGTACCTACACCAGCTGCATTATCTCCTATTTCAGGTATAGGACCTACCATGCCTGGCCATTCAAATAACCACTCTAAGGGATTACCTATCTTTGCAACACCTCTAGGGTAACCGTTTTGTTGTGTTTGATGTGAACCTGTTTGTGCAATTACTACAAAATTGTCATTTAAAACTTGGCCAAAATATTCATCTCCACCTAATCTATCTGGTTCTGAAAATAAAATAGGTAATACAATTACACCAGCACCTTGTTTTCTTAATTCTAATATTACATCAGCAAGCACATCTCTTTTCCATGGCCATTGACCATATTTTTCAATAGCCTTTTCATCTATTGTAACAATAGCAATGTCTTGTGATATTTCTGGATTTTGATTTTGAAAATGTAAGTCAAAAGATTTCAACCTCAATATCTCTTTGATTTGAGGGTCTTGTAAACCTACCCATGTGAGAGCAAATAATGTAACAAAGGCAAATGCCCAATGAGTAAAAATCTTTTTCATATTAATATATATCTAT